ATCTACGGCGGGACTGGATACGACCTATCAGGTGGTAGGCGAGGGCATCCCTAATGCCACCTACATCAGCGTAGTGAACAACGGCACCACGGTCACGCTCTCGCAGGCTGTCACGGCTGACGGAACGGGTGCCGTGGTGACTTTCCAAAAGGTGCGCTACGACCTGCCTGCCGACTACGATGCCATCATCCCGCGTACCCAATGGGACAAGAGCAAGCGATGGGAATTGCTCGGCCCCGAGGACGCGCAGCAATGGCAATGGCTGCTGTCGGGCTATATCTCGACCGGCCCGCGTATCCGGTGGCGACTGCTCGGCAAGTACTTTCAGATTTGGCCGGGTATCTCGTATGACGAGGTGCTTGGCTTTGAGTACCGCAGTAACGCATGGGTCGAGGATGCGGCGGGTGCGCCAAAGACCTCGTTTACCGCCGACTCGGATACCTGCATTTATCCCGACCGGCTCATGGTGCTGTCTACCAAACTCAAGTACTTTGAGGCGAAGGGCTTTGACACAACCGCCATGTATCGCAACTACTTGCAGGAACTTGAAACCTGCATCGCGCAGGATACGAGCGCGGCGAACCTGTCCTTTGCCCCGCGACCGGGTACGGTGCTGATCGGGTACGACAATCTCCCTGACAGCGGCTACGGGATTGACTGATGGCGCGTCGGCAACTCATTCAGCGCAACGCGGCCTCGGTTGCTTCCCTGCCTGCCCCTGTGGGCGGGTGGAACGCCCGTGATTCGCTTGCGAACATGGATGAAACCGATGCCGTGACGCTGGAAAACTTTTTCCCAACCGTGTCGAGCGTTGTGCTGCGCGGTGGTTACGAGTCTTGGGCGACCGGCCTCGGCGGGCAGGTTGAAACGCTGATGCACTACGCAGGCGCTACGACGAGTCGCTTGTTTGCCGCTGCTACGGCTCCGAATGCCATCTACGATGTGACCACGCAGGGCGCTGTAGGCGCTGCGGTGGTGTCGAGCCTGTCTAATGCCCGATGGGAGTATGTGAACTTCACGACGGCGGGCGGTAACTTCATGTACGCCGTCAACGGGGCGGACTCGCCGCGCCTTTACAACGGCACGACTTGGACGGCAATCACGGGCGTATCGTCCCCGGCGATCACGGGCGTCACTACGACCAACCTTTCTAACGTCACGCTGTTTAAGAATCGCGTGTGGTTCATCGAAAAGAATACGCTGAAGGCGTGGTACCTGCCGACCTCTAGCGCAGGCGGTGCGGCGGCTGTCCTCGATTTGTCCTCTATCGCCAAACTTGGCGGCGTGTTGGTTGACCTTGACACTTGGACGATTGACGCCGGATATGGCGTGGATGACAACCTCGTATTTGTGACGAGCGAGGGCGAGGTCATCGTCTACCGTGGAACCGACCCGTCGAGCGCGGCAACGTGGGCGCTTGCGGGTATCTGGAAACTCGGTGCGCCGATTGGCAATCGTTGCCTGCTGAAGTACGCGGGCGACTTGTTGCTCTTGACCTATGACGGCCTGATGCCGCTTGCACAGTCGCTGCAGTCCTCGCGCCTTGATCCCCGCGTGGCGCTGTCAAACAAGATTCAGGGCGCTATCACGGCTGCAACGGTCAATTACGGCTCGTCGTTCGGGTGGCAGATTGTGTACTCCCCGAAAAATGCTGCCGTATGGGTAAACGTGCCGGTCGCTACCGGGCAACAAGAGCAGTATGTGATGAACACCATTACGACCTCTTGGTGTAAGTTCAAGGGTTGGCCGTCTTTCTGTTGGGAAATCTTTAACGGAAACCCCTACTTCGGCGGTGCCGGGTTTGTCGGCAAGGCGTGGGATGACGGCTATACCGATGGGTCGGCAAACATCGCCGGAAACTGCCTGCAGGCGTTCAACTACTTTGGCAGTCGCGGCGTCAAGAAATACTTTACCCGTGCGCGTCCCTCGCTCTTTACCAACGGACAACCGCAAGTGCAGTTGAGCATGAACATCGACTTTGACACGATGGACACCAGTTCCGCGCTGTCATATTCGGGTTCAGCCTTTGGCGCGTGGGGCGTTGGGTTGTGGGATTCGATGTTGTGGGGTTCAGACCTTCAGATCACTAACTCGTGGCAGGGGATTACCGGCATCGGGTATTGCGGCGCACTACAGTTGAAGTCGGCGTCGTCCGGCTTGCAGATTGAGTGGGCGGCGACCGATGTGGTTTTCCAAACCGGATGGGCGGGCGTATAATCACAGGCGCACCAGTTGGTGCGTGGGTTGCAGAGGTTTTAGGCAGAGGCTATTTCGCGGAAAGGTCGGAAGCGATAGGGTTAGAGCGTGACGGGCAAATTGTCGCAGGCGTAATCTACGAGGAATACTGCGGCGCAAGCATTGTCTGTCACATCGTCATCGCGGGCCGACTCACATCACGCTATTTAGCAGCGATTTTTGACTATCCGTTCAATGTTGCAGGCGTTGGCAAAATCATCGCGCCTGTATCGAGCGGAAACGCCAAAGCGTTGCGGGTAGTCAAGAAAATGGGCTTCGTCGAGGAAGGTCGCATCAAGGATGCGCGTCCTGATGGAGATTTTGTGATGTTGACGATGACACGCGATGCGTGTCGTTACTTGGACGCGAGATATGGGCAAAAAGTCACCGAAGCCGCCCCCGGCACCTGATTACGCGGGTGCTGCACAGCAGCAGGGCATCGCCAACCTAGAGGCAGCGCGGCTCACGGCGCGGCTGTCGAATCCTAACGTCATCACCCCGCTTGGCGGGCAGCGCGTGACCTTCGGGCGTCCGCAGTTCAATCGTGCGGCGTATGACGCTGCGATGGCGAATTGGCGGTCGCGTCAGCCGCAGGCTACCGGCGCGCCGGCTACCGGCACCCCGCCCCCCTCTGCCCCTGTTGATATCGGCGGTGGCGCGATGCAGCCCGGTGGCGGCAGTCAGCGCGTGGAGATGGGCGGCGAGCCTATGGGCTTGTATGGCGGTATGAAAGCCGAAGGGATGCCCGCTGCGCGGCGTCAAGCGTTGGGATTGGACGATGACCGGGAGTTTTCGCAGGGATTCACCACGCTGCCCACCGGGTCGCAAGTTCCGACCGCGATGCTTCTCGGCGGCGGTCGCCTTGATGCGTCCGGCATGGGGCCGGGGCAGATGCAGCGGTTTAATCAGGGCTACGGCGGCGGCGAGTACATGGGCGATGTGATGCCCACCCGCGATATGTTTACCGAAATGGTGGACTTGGATACGCCCATGATTGAGCAGTATCTAACTCCCGAGGCGCAGGCGACCCTAGAGGCGCAGCAGCGGGTAGAGCGTGCGCTGTCCGGCCTCGGTGAGCAGGCCATCGGGCGCGTGTCGGATATCTACGGCACCAACTTTACCCCGCAGGGGCTTCCGGCGCAGCAGTTCCAGTTCGGCGGGTACGGCGACATTGGCGAGGCTCCGGATCTCGGCGCGATGGGTCAGGCCCGGGCGGGTGTGAACGCGCTGCCGGTCAACTTTGGCCCCACGGCGGGGCAGTACGGACTCGCGCAGGGTGGCGTAGGCGCTCCGTCGCTTCGCGGTCAGTACGACCTCACGGGCGTGGGCGATGTTGCCCGCGCACCGGGCGCTGCTGCGGCGATGCAGGGCGGGCCTACGGCTCCGGGGCTGCAGGGGCAGTTGGATACGTCCAACCTTGCCGCGATGCCCGTAAACGCCGGTATGACGGCGCAGCAGGCCATAATGTCGCGCCTTGACCCACAGTTGCAGCGTCAGCGGGCGCAACTTGAAACGCAGTTGGCGAATCAGGGTCTTGTCCGTGGCGGCGAGGCGTTTAACGCTGCCATCACGGAGCAGCAGCAGCAGGAAAACGACCTTCGGACGCAAGCGGCGTTGCAGGGATTGAACCTCGATATGGCGGCGCGTCAGCAGGGCTTGGGCGAGGCGCAGGCGTTGGGTGGGTTTGCCAATCAAGCGGCTCTGGCGGGCTTTGGCGCGGGCCAGCAGGCCACCGCAGCGCAGAACGCGGCGGCGCAACAGAACTTCCAGAACGCTCTTGCGCGTCAGGCTGCGGAAAACCAAGCGCAGGGGCAAGCGTTTGGGCAGCGGGCGCAGGCCGGTCAGTTTGGCAACGAGGCGCAGTTGGCGGCGTTCCAAGCGGCGATGCAGAATCAGGCGGCTGGCAATCAGGCCATCGCGCAGAACTTCCAGCAGGGCATCGGCGCTGCGGGGGCGTACAACACCGCTGCCGGTCAGCAGTTCGGGCAGGATATGGATATCGCAGGGCTGTATAACGCTGCCCTCGCGCAGAACCAGCAGACGGCGTTGCAGCAGGCGCAGGCTCGTGCGGCGATGCAGGGTCAGCGGTTCAATCAGGCGCAAGCGGCGGCATCGTTCCAGAACGCGCAGCGTCAAGCGGCGTTGCAGGAACAGTTGGCGTTGCGGTCGCAGCCGCTTAACGAGATTGCGGCGATCATGGGCGGCGCACAGGTGCAGATGCCGCAGTTCCAAGCCTATCAGGGCGCGGATGTGGCGGCGGCTCCAATCTTCGGCGCACAGCAGGCGGCGGGTAACTTCGCGCAACAGAACTACGCTAACCAGACTGCGGCGTATAACGCTCGTATGGGCTTGTACGGCAATCTGGCGGGCGCGGCTGGTTCTTACTTCGGGGGTTAAGGCATGAATCCGATGAACACGATGTACGCGGGGCAGGTTGACCCGACCAAGCCGCAAAAACTCGCGCAGTTGCTTCAGAACCAGACTTCGGTGCCGCAGGCGAACGGGCAGAAAAAGCAGTTTTTCAGCCTCGCGCCGACCACGCAGCCCAACCCTTACGGTGGCATGAATGGCAGATAACCGTTACAAGCAGGTTCAGGCGTTCAACGCGCCGACTGCATACGATCAGCAGATGGTCGAGGCTCGTCGCCGTCGCCGGATGGCTGAAGCCCTCGCGCAACAGGCGTATGTCCCGCAAGATGTGGGCGTTGCGCCTATCCCTGCCGCTGCACCGCTTGTGCAGGGCTTGCAGGCGTTCCTGTCTGCCCGTGCAGCGCGTAAGGCTGACGAGGCCGAGGAGAAGGCGGGCGCTGCTGCTACGCGCACCGGGGCGGAGTTGGCGCGGTTGCTGACGGGCGGGCGGTTGCCGGAAACCGAAGCGGCGTTGACGGAGGTTACGCCTGCCGGTCGTATCGGCCCCGCAAAGGTCGAGGACTTGACCGAGGTTGCGCCTGCCGGTCGCATCGGGACTGCGCCTACGCAGGACGATATCATGCGCCTTGCGATGACTTCGGGCGGCGTGGCTGCGATGAAAGGAAACCCGCTGCTTGCGGCGAGGCTTGCGCGGACGATGGAAACCCCCGATGCCGAGGAGTATTACGCCCCCGTTGAGACTACCGAGGGTCTTGTGCAGTTCGGCAAGCGTGGCGGCAAGCGTGCAACCGGGATGCAAGCACCGGAGCGGCAGAAAGCCGAGGCTATGTCCGGTCTTGGGCGGTTGATTGCCGAGCGTAATGCGCTGCCTGAAGGCGACCCGAGGCGGGCTGTTTACGATCAAGCGATTGAGAAGGAAACGCGCATTCCTGCGGGGTCAAGCGTGAACATCACGAACATCCCGCCGATGAACGAAAATCAGGCTAACGCAGCCGGGTTTGCGGACAGAATTGCCAATGCTTTGCCGGTGCTTGAATCTACTTCGCCCGGGCGAGGTGCGCGTATTCTTGAAAACGCACCGCTGTCGATGGGCAACGAGTTTTTATCTGGCGGGGCGCAACAGTTTTTCCAAGCCGAGCGCGATTTTATCAATTCCGTTTTGCGGCGTGAGTCGGGCGCGGTCATCAGCGAGGAAGAATTCGTTAATGCTCGGCGGCAGTATATCCCGCAGCCGGGTGACAAACAGGAAGTGCTTGACCAAAAGCGCAGGAACCGCCAAACCGTGCTGCGGTCGATGGGTCGCGCTGCAGGCCCATCGTATCAGGCTGCGCCGGTTGCCCCGCCGACCGCCCCGGCTGCGCCGACTTCCGGCAAGGCTCGGCGCACCGCTAGCGGCGTTTCGTACTCGATTTTGGAAGATTGACGATGCCCACTTACGAAATCGAAGGCAAAAAGGTTAAGACGGAAAAGCCGCTGACCGATGTAGAGATTGAGGAGATTGCATCCTCTATCAAGTCAACGGCCCGTGGCGCGGCGATGCCCACGGCTGCTCGGGGCGCGCTGACTTTCGCGCAAGGCCCGACGCTTGGCTTTGCCGACGAGTTGGCGGGTGCATCGGCGCTTGGGATGCTTGGTCGGTCGTATGCGATGGGCGGCACCGACACGCCCCCGAGCCGTGCGGATTACACCGGCCCGCGTGATGTGGTGCGCGGTGCCACGCGCAGTTTTGCAGAACAATACCCGATTGGGTCAACCGCGCTGCAGATGCTTGGCGGCGCTGCGCTTGGCGGTGTTGGCGCTGCTAGATCGGCGGCGCTGACCGTTCCGCAGCGACTTGGGCAGGCGCTAAAGACTGGTGCTGTCACAGGCGGCGCGACTGGCGCGGGGGAGAGCGAAGCGGAAACGCTCGGCGGCATCGGGCTTGATGCGCTGACCGGCGCGGGAACCTCTGCCGTTCTCGGCACCGGGGCGCAGGGTACGGGCATGGCTATGTCTGCGGTCGGTCGCCGTGGCGCTGCGGCGGTGCGGGAGCGGTCGGCAGAGGACTTGGCGCGGGAGAGGTTGGCGCAAGTGTTGGCGCGTGAAATGCCCGACAAGATGCAGATGCAGAACGACCCTTTCCAAGCGTTCGCGCAACGAAAACTTGGGCGACTTGGCGAGGGTGCGCCGCTTGCTGCTGTCGGCCCGCAGACGGTCGGGCAGATTGACCTGCTTGCATCCATGCCGGGTACTGCCGCAAAGCAGTTGGATGTGACGCGGCGGCGCATCGCCTCGGAGCGCGGGCCGGTCATTGAGTCTGCCGCCGAAAGGCTGCTCGGGGCGCAGGGTATGCCGTTCCGCGCCACGCTGTCGGGGTTTGCACAGGCCAAGCAGGACGCCGCGCAGCCGTTTTACGACCAGTTGCGCGGCACCTCGTTTGTCGCTGACGATGGGCTTGTGTCGCTGCTCAATCGCGCCACGCGAGCGCAGGGGCCAGCGCGGGAATTGGCAGAAGTGTCTGGCGAGTCGTTGCCCGACTTGTCGCAGGTCAAGCCGGGAATGCCCGTGCCGTTTGAGGCGCTTGATCGGATTAAGCGTGCGCTCTTTGACATTGAGGAAGGGGCGCGGGGCGAGTTTAACAAAGCCACGGAACGCTCTAGAGAATACGGCAAACTTCGTAACGAACTGATTGAAAAACTTGACGAGTTATCGCCTAAAGACCGTGCGGGCAATTCCATTTACAAGACGGCGCGTGACACTTTTGCGGGCGGCGCTGAAATCGAAACCGCTATGCGGCGCGGGTCTGAATCCCTGCGGCTTGGCGTCGAGGACTTGGGCGAACTTGTTAACGGCATGAGCCGTGGCGAGTTGGACGCCTTCCGGCTCGGCGCGGCACAGGCGTTGCGTGACAAGATTGGCACGCAGTCGGGGCAGACGCAGTTGCTTAACGCATGGAAGGAGCCTGCCTTGCAGGGTCGCCTGCGGCTTATCTTCGGCAACAACTTCAACGATTTTCGGCGCGTGCTGCTTGGGCAGGAACGGGTCAAGTCGGTTGAGCGTGCGGGGCAGGGGTCGCAAACCTTTGCGCGTCAGGAAGCGCAGCGCGACCTCAACGACTTTATGGAAACCGTCGATGTGGCGCAAAATGTGCAGACGGGTAATGTGCTTGGCGGTATCCGTGCGGGGGCGCGTCGGTTGCAGATGCCGGAAGCCTCGCGCAACGCCCTTGCGCGGATGCTGTTGCTTCGCGGGTCTGCGGCGCAACAGGAGATTGCTAACGCGCAGGCTTACCGCGATGCGCTGGCTCGTCGCCGTGCGCGTGCGGCAGGCACTACGGGCGGCGCTGCGGGCGCTGCCACGATCAATCAGGAGTAACCCATGAGTTTTAACGGTTCCGGCACTTTTGTCATTAACTCCTCCGGTCAGCCGGTAGTCGCCAATACGGTAGCCTCTGCCACCGTCTTTAACGCCTTCACCGCCGATATCGCCACCGGCCTTTCGACCTGTATTACGAAAGACGGCCAGACCACGCCCACGAACAACATCCCGATGGGCGGGTTTAAGATTACTGGCCTCGGCGCAGGGACAGTTGGCACCGATGCTGTCCGTCTGTCGCAGTTGCAGGCTGGTACGGCGCAGTTGTTGGCGGTGAGCGGCACGGACACGCTGACGGCGTTGGGTACGCCTACTGTGACGGCGTATGCCACGGGCAACCTCTTTTACTTCGTCGCTGCGGCGACCAACACCACTTCGGTCACGCTGAACGTGGACGGCCTCGGCGCAAAGGCTGTGACGCGCCACGGCTCTACGGCACTCGTCGCGAACGATATCCTCGTGGGCGAGGTGTGCCTTGTGGTGTACGACGGTACGCGCTTCCAGTTGCTTAACCCCGGCTCGTATACCAATCTCAACGTGTCGGGCAATCTCACGCTCAACGGCGGAACAACCAATGGCGTGGCGTACCTCAACGGCAGCAAGGCGCTGACCTCCGGCTCGGCGCTGGTGTTCGACGGCACGAACCTCGGCATCGGGACGAGTTCGCCGGGATACAAGTTGACCGTGCAGAGTGCGATTGACACCTACGCCTTTAACATCCGCGACACCATCGGCAACGAGCGCGTGTTGATTGGCTCTCGCGCAACAGCCCCGGTTGACAACATTACGCCTGTGCAAATGGGCAACGACAACACGGGCAACCTGTTCCTGTCATCCAGAACGAACAGCGCATCCGGCATCAACTTCTACACCAACGCCGGAACAGCGGCATCGCTTCGCGCCACGCTCGACAGCAGCGGCAACCTCGGCATTGGGACGAGTTCGCCGGGAGCGAAGTTGGAGGTTAACGGCAACATCAACATTCAGTCTACAGGGCGCATCGGATATCTAGCGCAAACCGATATTGCAACTGTCTCCGGTGCGACAGTTCCTAATTACGGGATTGGCGTAGGCACGTTCACAGGATTTGGCGGCCCCGGTGTCGCAATTTCTGGCTACTACGGACTGCTCTTCTGCACAAATTCCGCAGAGCGTATGCGCCTCGACAACAACGGCAACCTCGGCATCGGAACCACATCCTTCGGCACTTCCGCAGTCGGCGTCATCGGCATTGCCAACGGCACCGCGCCGACCACTTCCCCCGGCGGCATGGGGCAACTGTATGTCGAGGGCGGTGCGCTCAAGTATCGCGGCAGCAGCGGCACCGTCACCACCATCGCTAACGCATAAGGAGACACGCATGGAACTCACCCTCAAACTGACCCGCGACGAAGTGCAGGCCATCCTGCAAGTGCTTGGGCAGTTGCCGACGAGCAGCGGCGCGTGGCCTCTGGTGGTCAAGATTCAGGCGCAGGTTCAGCCACAGGTGGAAGATGCAGCCGCCTGATTGGAGCGACACAAAGGAGCGGCGACTGCGCGAGGTAGAAAGCCGGTTGGGATCGCATGAGGATGTCTGCACGGAGCGTTATCAGCGCATCCGCGATGACTTCAGCGACTTCCGTTCATCGCTCGCCGATGCCAAAAAGGAAATCAGTAACACCAATCACCTGTTGGTAAAACTTGGCGTTGGGCTGCTTGGCGGCATGGCGACCATTCTTGCCACAATCGTATTCTTCAAATGATTTACCTTTCCGCAGGTCATTTTCCCGCAGCCCCCGGCGCGGCGTGGAAAGGCTTTGTCGAACATCCCGAGGCAGATAAGTGGGTGCGCGAGTTACGCGGATACCTTGACCACGCTGTTATAGTCCCGCCGATGGAGTTGGGCGCAAAAATCCGGTGGATAAACGAGCGGTGCGCCCGTGATGACTACCTCGTGGAAGTGCATTTCAACAAGGCAGGGGATAACCCATCCGCGCACGGTGCCGAAACGCTTTATGCGCCGGGGTCGGCTAGGGGGCTAGAGTTTGCAACCGATCTACAGCGCGTCCTTGCCCGGTACTTCCGCAATCGCGGGGTAAAGGAGGGGTGGCTGCACGGCGACCCGAAAAAGGGTGCGCTCGGCCTACTCGCCAAAACCCGCTGCACAGCGGTTATCATTGAGCCAGAGTTTGTTTACCACGCAGCGCGAATCAATGAACATCGCGGGTTGTGCTGCGCGGCCCTTGCTACCGCGATGAGGAAACACCAATGACCGTTGAAACCGAAGTGACGAAGAAGGATTGGGTGGTCGGTTCGCTCAAGTCTAAGACCATGTGGTTCTCTGTTGTCCTGCTGTTGCTGTCCACCGTGGCGCAGTATCAGGCCGCGTGGGAACCGCTGCTCGGCGCGTGGGGGCCGCTGCTTGGTCAGGCGATCGCCGTCGCCGTGGCTGCGCTGCGCCTTGTGACCTCGACGCCCGTCGCTCACAAGTGATTTGGGTACGCCTCGCCATCACGCTTGTGGTGGCGGGGTGCGCCCTCGCAGGGGCGTATGCGTCATATAACTATGGCGTAATGTCCGAAAAGGCACGCTGGTTGCGTATTAGTGTAGAGGTCGGGAAAGATTACGCCCGTGCCGTCGAGCAGCAACAGGCGCGAATTGTGACCCTAGAGGCTGACCTTGCCGCAGAACGAAAGCGGTTCAAGGTAAAACGAGAGGAGGTTATCCGTGTCATATCGACCGACCCGCCTAGTGTTGAGTGGGGTGCTGTGCGTATTCCTGACCGGGTGCGCGACTCCCTCGGTGGTGCAGCAATGCCCGCCGATCCCGGTGGTTCTGACGGAGCCGTGCGACCTGCAGGAACCGAAACTAGAGACTAACGCCGACCTCGCGTTGGCTTACCTTGACGCGCTGCAATGTATCAGCGCCACGCATGACAAACTCCGCGCCATTCGGGATATTTCGTCATGCCGCGCAAAGTAAAATACACGCCGGTTCAGATATCGGACGGCGCGTGGTACCGCATCCGTGGGTATACGCACCACGAGTGCTGCGATTGTGCTTTGGTTCACAAGGAGGAATATCGTATGAATGACGGTCACATTGAGTGGCGCACCTCGCGGGACGAAAAGAAAACCGCCAAGCGGCGCAAGGAACTTGGCATCAAGGTGTCCCGTGAGGCGTAAGGCGTCCGACGAGGCGATGCTTGCGGCTGTGGCGCGGCACGGTGGAAACCGGACAGCGGCGGCGCAAGAAATCGGGTTGAGCCTGCGGAACCTGCAGGCGCATCTCGCTCGGCTGCGTAACGAAAACAAGGCGACCGAGGAAAGCCTTGTCTTTACGCCTATCCCTGACGATGATGTGTCGATAGAGGAACTTGTTGAGCAGCGCAAGCGCAAGTTTGCCCACAAGCGCGACCACGAGGAAGCATCGAAACTGATACCCGTAAAGGTAAAAGGTTCGCTGCCGGTCGGCCTCCTTCACTTTGGCGACCCGCACGTTGACGATGACGGCACGGACATTGAGGCGCTAGAGCGTCATACGGCGCTCGTAAACGCCACACCGGGGCTTTTCGCCTGCAACGTGGGCGACACTACGAACAACTGGTGCGGGCGTCTGGCGCGGTTATACGCCGACCAGACAACGAGCGCGGCGCAGGCGTGGAAACTCGCAGAGTGGTTCATCGGGCGCTGCAAGTGGCTTTACATGATCGGCGGCAACCACGATTTGTGGTCAGGTGCAGGCGACCCGCTACGGTGGATTGCAAAGCAGCAGGGCGCGATGTACCGGGCATCCGAGGCGCGTATTGCGTTGCAATTTAGCAACGGCGCAGAGGTGCGGGTAAACGCTCGGCACGACTTCGCCGGGTCAAGCATCTGGAACCCCGCACACGGCCCGATGAAAGCGGCCATGCTTGGCACCCGCGACCATATCTATGTCGCCGGACACAAGCATGAGAGCGCCTACAGCGTCCTCAAAGACCCGGTGCAGGGTATCACCATGCACACGATCAAGGTGGCCTCATACAAGGTCTACGACCGTTATGCGCGGGATAAGGGGTTCCGCGACAATGCTCTTTCGCCTTGCGCGGTAACGGTTATCAATCCCCGCCTACCGGCCACGCATCCGGACATGGTGAAGGTGTTTTGGGAACCGGAGGAAGGCGCGGACTACCTGACCTATCTACGCCAAAAGGTTAAGTAATCGGCAAAAACTTAACAGGTCTACGACAACAAGTTAAGTAATCCCCAAAACGTTAACACGATGGCGGTGCAGACGAGTAGGGACTGAAACAGCCCCGAGATGACTTTGTCGAAATCAGGGGCGTTCATCGTTCCTCCACGCTGACCCCTTGCAGGCGGGGTATTGCATCCATCCGTTCCAGTCCTTGTGCGAACACCATATCGTGCCGGTTCGCCGGGTAATCTCTGCCGACCAGAAACAGGTATCGCAAATCACGCCAACAGCCATACGGACAGCCCCGCTAAAAAGGCGATGATAACCCCACGGGTGGCGTATTCGGCTACTTGATCCCAACGGCTCATTTGCTCCCCCTCGCACGGATGGCGTCGGCGCACCGAAGTTCCGCGTCTGACTGCCTGTACCACCCATCAACCCTCGACTGCTCTCCGCGTTTGTCACACACCCGCGCACACGCCTCCCGCTCGGCCTCGACCGCTTCCGCAATCTCGCGCCGTCGGTTCACGCACAGGGGCTTCTGGCAGTCGGGGCCGCAGGTGTGGATGGATTGTGCCTCGCGGTGGGCGATGACGAGGGCGGCGAAGCGTTGCAACGGCTCTTCAACGCCAGTCAAAGCCCATTCCTTACCGCCACACAATTCGTCCGAAACTTGATTGTAAATCCTGATGATGTCCTCGCGTGTCATGCCTTGTCCTCCTTCGTGATGCCGTAGTGCCGTTCGGCGGCGCGGAAGCCACTAAAAAAATCTACGGATGGCGACGGACTCCACCACGGGGCGCTTGCCGCAATTACCTGCTCTACCGTCGCAGGCTCCCGCTTGGCCCACCCCCTCGCGCCCAATACCTCAGCCAGTACATCGGCCTCGGCCTCGCCCGCAGCGATGCGCGAGTACGCAGTCTCCAGCCAATGCGAGCCGATGAGGTAGCCGGGGTGTACCGGCTCCCGCGTGGCGTCCGGCTCGGGAAGCAGTCCCTTTACCTGACCGGGCTTGACCCTGTTGGCAACGCGCTCAAGCGCGGCTTCGTTGTCCTTCGCGGAACAGATGGCGTCCGGCTCCGCGAGCGCGGCGACGAGGGCGTTACGAGCCTCTGCAATTTGCCACACGGGGGTGCTTTGCCAAGCAACCACCAAAGCCTCACGCACCTGCTCAACCACAGCGCGGGGCAGGGTGATGTTGCTCATGACAGCACCACCGCAATCCACGCCTTGAACAGCACCGGCACCGCGAACACCGCCCACAGCGCGAGAATCCACCCCGGAGGGCGCTTCTCGTTCTGCGACCAGTAAACAGTGACCACAATGCTGAACCCAATCAGCATCATAGCGTAAATCTGAAACAGAACGGCGTTGTCGCTCACGGCTTCACCTCCTTGATCGTAAAGGTCGGCTGGTCGCGGTTGGTGTTGTAGCCCTCGACCTGTGGCTTCTGCTCCGCGAGCGCGGCGTCGAGGGCGGCGAGGGCTTTACGCACCACGCGAACCGGGGCGCACTCCCGGCATTTTTCCTCGCCGCAATCATCGTCCGAAGCATTGACGATTCCACGCAACGAGTTTCGGATGTGCAGCCCCACAGCGCGTGGCAGGGTGATGTTGTCGCTCACGGCTTCACCTCCTTTGTTGCCCACGCCATAAACCTGCGCCAGACCCACCCTAGCATCCGTTCAAGTGCGCTCACGACAGAACCATCCATGTCAGCGCCGTCGCGCAAGCGGCAGCGATGAACACGCGCACGGCGATTGCCAGTAGTTCCTGCGGGGTCTTGATGCTCACGGCTTCACCCCCTCTGCCTTGTCGATGGCGGCGCGGGCTGCTGCGACTACATCGTCTGGCGCTAGTGTTTGCCACCCGAGCAAATCTGTGAGCGCCTCCAACAGATCCGGCGCGGCGGCGATCAGGCGGGCGTTGGCGGCAGACTCGTCTCCGCTCCGACGGCCGCCCAAGCCGTGCGCGCCCTTAAGGTGCGTCATAATCGCAACCCGGCCCCGGTCAGGGCCGGTCACAAAGTACGCCTCGTCAAGATGGGCCTCCCACGGCCCCGGTGTGTGCTTGCTCACGGCTTCACCTCCCGCGCTTTAAACGCGATATTCACTCTCTCAAGCAAAAACAGCCACGGGAAAAGCACAGCAAGAATAACGAAACCAATGGGGAGCAGCGCATACGCCACCGCAAAACCCACCTGCCGCCATACAAACTTGATCTCTTCTTCTGTCACGGCTTCACCTCCTTTATCAAATTGTCGATGGCTTCTCGCACTGCGCTCCACTCTGTCGCGTCGATTTTGATTTCGCCTTGACCGCCCGTTGTCTGCTTAACCACAAGGAACTCACCGCCGCCTTCGTCAGTGATTTCCACCTGCGTGGCAGACTCGTCATAAATAGGCTTGCCTTCCGGCACGACCGTTAATTGCGTCACTCGGATTTTCACGGCTTCACCTCCTCTGCTTTGGCGATGGCGGCGCGGGCGCATTTTTGATACTCGTAATCCATTGCGTTGACGGTGGCAATCCAACGCAACGCCTCCAACAGTTCCGCGTTCACGCTGTGCAAGCGGCGCAGTTCGGTGGCGGCTGGTTCCAAGTCATTCCATGAACTTGCTATTGAGTCCCACTGAAGCCCTTCAATGGAATCAGCCAACCGCAGGGCTTCGGGTTGCGTGGTCACGGCTGCACCTCCCGCGCCTTGAGCATCGCGTCGGCGTGGATGTACCTTGCCTGCTCCCGCGTAAACTTCGTGCCGTGCTGAATGTCTGCGATGTCAGCGTCGGTCGCGTGAGTAGCGAACCAGTCGCGCAGGGTCATGCCGTACCACGCGCTGTCGTCGCCCTGTGGAAACGCCGGGCCGCCGTCGTTGATCGTGCTCATATCGTCGTCCTCCTGTGTATAGTCTTTAACGACTTTACCGCAAATCGTGCGCCTGTGGTAAAGATAAATCCGAAATGGGTTAATCGTCTCGGGATAGCCAAAGCAGGTACCCCACCGCGATTGTAAGCGTGGTCAACCACCCTCCGGCGACAACCACAATCATCACTTGTACGGCTTCATGGGGCGTCAAGAGCGTTCTCCGCAATCACCCTTGCCGCAGGGTCAGGCAATCGCGCAATCGCCTGTAATGCGCTCGTAAGCCGGTATATCGCCGCATCTGCCTCGCGGATAGCCTCTAAGTCGGTTACGCGCCACGCCTCAAGGGTCGCCACCTCGCGTTTTAGGTGGGCAAGGGTGCCGACGATGCCGTTATGGGTGGTAATCAGCCCGTGCAGATCGGCAAGCGCCGCCTCCAACTCCCGGTCTGTGAGTTTCATCGCGCCTCCCGCTTCGGCATTTCCGCGCCCTGCATCAGATACGCCGGGGGCAAGTTGTCGAGCCTGACCGTGGGCTTACCACCGCCCTCAACCCGGCTGATTTCACGCTCTAATGCTGCGAGGCGCAGTTTCAGCATACGCCACTCGTGCCACAACTGGTCAAGGTGGCTCACGCCATCCGGTACGCTGCCCATGACTTGCCCCCCTTGCTGACTCGGTTGGTAACGATGTTGTGTCCCGCCATCCGCAAGGTGCAGATGCGCGAGGCAAGCCGGAACGACCCAAACCGCCGCAGCGCGGTCATCGGGTCAAGGGCTTTGCCCGTCTGCAGGTAAGCCAGTATCCGGGCGTCCTGTGTCTTGGTCATATCAAATCCTCCTTCAACAGTTGGTTAATCGTCCTCGCCATGCCTTCAAGGTGCAGCAGCCGCACATAGTCGCGGTCGAGGTCAAGGTGCGCCCGCCGATCAATTGCATCGTGACAGGCCGAGCATGACCACGCGCCTAGCAGGTCGGGAGCCTTCAGCCCCATGCCGCTAATCCCCGCAATCCGCACATGGGCAAGCACCACCGTCTCGCTGTTGCAGTTGCAGACCTCGGGGATACGCACCATGCAGCCCCGGCCCCGTGCCTCTTTACGCAGGTTCATACGCCGCACATCCCTTCACATTCGTTGTTAAACATATCGACCTGCCCGTGGTCAGCGGCGGTGGACAGGTCTACTTGGTCAAGCGGGACGCATGAGCGGTGCATAAACTGCCGCCCCCGCATACCCCGTGCCGGTTCGCGGATGATGCGGTCAATTTCCACCGCATCGGCCCACGCCTCGGGGTCAGCCTTGACCGCCCGCCATTCGTGGTCGGAGTGATACGGGCATCCGATGCAGGATGACTTCGGCGGCAGCGGGTAGCCTTTGCGCTCCATCCAGTTAAGGCAGTCGTGCCGCGCCATGCCCTTTTCGATAAGAGGCCAGCGGTGAACCTTCCACGCTTCCTGCGACGGTTTCATTCGCATTGCTTCGTCGGTGCTGATGCCGATAAAGGTTTCGCACAGGATGCCCTTTGCCCTTTGGCGCGGAACCAGTCCGACCAGTTCGCGGGTCTTTTTGGTCAGCGGGCCGATTTTGAATTCGGCGGTGCATTGCCGCCGCCCCATTGCCCGGTCGCCGTTTAACATTTCCATGTGCCACGGAATCGCGGCGAATTTGCCGCCGCTGGTGTTTATGCTGGTAAGCGCCGCATCGCGCAGGCTTCCTTTCGTCACCCGATACACCGGGAACGGGTGCGGGCAACGCTGAATCTCTGCGTCGAGCCAGTCCAACCACTCGTACACCTTGCGCGGCTCCCATTGCGTGTCCGCGAAAATGGCAGCGTCCACGGGGTCGAGTTCGCCGTGCGCGATCATCAGCGCAAGTGTGCTGCTCTGAACGCCAGCGCCGAGGGAAAGAAAACGCTTCAAGATTGCACCTCGTTGTAAATCGGCTCCGGCAGCGGCCCAATGCCCAAGTCCATCAGCCTGTTTTCGATGCCGTGCAGGTATTCGGTGAACTCCGCTGCGGTCATGCGCGAAGTGCGCTTCAAGGGTCGCAGGCGTTTCTTGCCAAAGCCCTCTAGCGTCTCCCACCCCCACACCTCGCCCAAAAAATATTCGTGCAGGTCATCCCGCGTCCACCCCGCCAACGCTTCGCCGCCTGCCTCTAGCACCATCGGGTAAACGACACCCCAGAGGTAAGCGTTTTGCTGATTCGTGCGGGGCTTCTTCCACTCGGCTACTTCCACCGACCACACACGGTCAGGGGCAAGCCCCTGAACCATGCGCGTGATGGCTGCTGCCATCGCGTCAGCGGAAGTGCCTTTGGGGAAAACGCGCTTCATCAGAACGGGATATCGTCGTTAGGGTCGGACTCGTCCATCACCGGGGCGCGGGTCGCCTTCGGCGCGGCTTTCTTCGGCTCAAAGCGCAGCGACATAAACTTGTCGCCGGTTTTCTGACTCGCCTTGATCCACGCGCTGATGTTCAAGTCCACGCCGTCGATGACAGCAGACCCCCGGTAATCGGGGCGCTTGTCGTTGCCGCCCTTGTCGTTTTTGAACAGGACGCCGCGATTGTTGTTGTCGTACTCTTTCACAGTTTCACCTCTTGCAGTTTAGAAACCTTGTCACTCAACTCGGAAAGGAACTTGGTCACTTCGGCCTCCAGTTCCGCGATGTGCTTTTCATCACGCGGCACACGCTTGATAAACAACTGAAGGTGCGGCGGGAGCCGGGGGTCGTAGGATGCGAAGTCGCACCACGCCGAAGCCGTGCAAGCCATCTGCCATTGCATCTGGATGATGTATTTCCCCGGCACGGTATCCGTGAGGATGTATTCCAGATGGGTCGCGGTCGCAGGACACTTGAACTCGACCAACCCCTCGCCAGACCCGCCAATGCGCCCGTCAGGGGACGCGCCCGATCCCGCAATGATAGCGTGGTCAATGAACCCGACTTCCTCGACCAGTTCGCCCGTCTTGGCGCTGTAGGCGGCGCGGGCGTTCGGCTCCTGCTCCACGCCCCACTCCATCGCGGGGCTAGTGAAGGACGATGCCTTCTGCCCCGTCAGCCGTTCCACAACGAGGTCAGCCATGTAGTTTGCGCGTGAGGCCGCAGAGCCGCTTTTGGTCTTGGCGACCACATCAGCCACGCGGGAGGCCGTAACCTTGCCGAGCCGTGCGGCGAACCATTCGTCGGTGCGCTGTTCCATCAGGCCAGTTCCTTTTTGCGGGCGGTGAAAGCGTCCATGTGGACGGCGCGGATAGCGGGGTCAAGCGACTTGAACAGGGCGACGAGCGCCGCCGAGTCAGCCGCCGCAGAAATCTGCGCCAACACCTCGGGGTTAGGCTCGACCTTTTCCGATTCGGGCAAGTCCTCGCCTGCGTAAATGTAGAGGCCGAGGCCGTGCATCGCAATCGCTTTGGCAAGGCACCGCATGATGGCGGTATTGATCGCGAAAGCATCGGGGTTGACGATGGCGCGGTTCCGGTTGTCCATGACCGGCAGAACGCAGGTCTTGGTGTTGCCCTTCACCTCGACCGATACCTTGACCATCGCGGTGCCGTCCGGCAGGAACATCGCAGGGCGGTCGGCCCATTCATGCGCGTTCCACCACGCGCCGGGGTCAATCTTCAGCACCTCGGCCCACGCCCACGCCCACGACAGATAAGACAGGTTGCCTTTCTTTTCGATGTGGTCGTTTACGTTGATTTTCAGCAGTTCGCTCATTTGAACATCCTCTTTGCCTTTTCGTTCATTTCGCGCAGTTCCGCAAGCAACTCGCGGTGCCGGTCGATATCGGCCTGCGTCCACTTCAGGAACACCAATTCCTCAAAGTACCGGCGCTCCTCGTTTTCTTGCTGCTGCCGCCCGTCATCCACGTTGCACCTCCTCAACCGTGCAGCCGCCATCGCCGCAAGGCACAAGCGCGGCGGCAATCAGCACAAGCGCCACAATCAGCCCAAGCAGGATAGCGGCTCGGGTCGCCTCGTCGCGGCTCACGGCTTCATCTCCTTAATCGCGTCAATGGCTTCCTGCGCGTGGCAATCAGACGCCCTCGCCGCCGCCCACGCTGCCACCCCTGCCGCCGTATAAGCCGCCCACGCTGCCGCCTCCGCTGCCGACCCCGCAGGCGCGGCACGGTAAGCCGCCCACGCTGCCTCTTCCGTGCGCTCCTTGAGCATCGTCGCCCACGTTTCGGCGTACTCGGGCGCAGGCTCGTGCGCCTCCAGCGCCGCCCACATTTCGGTCAGTTTCGTGGTCATCGCGCCACCCGCTGCGCGTCCGCGATGTAACCCGCAGCGCGACGAAACGACACGGACGCTTGCCGCGCTTCGCCAACCCACGTCCCCATCCACTCGGCTGCGTCAGCCAAAGCGCGGGCGGCGTCAGAATCGACGTTCATCGCGTGGCGGTACAAGTCATCCATGCTCGACTGGTCGCGGTGCGCCATCGCCCGGTCGAACGCCGCGCCCAAGTCGCAAGCCTCGGCAAGCGAGGTCAGCGTCTCAAACTGCGCCCACAGGTCAGACCCGCGATGGTTCAGCGTCACGGGGTCAACGCGCAGGGCGAGGAAGGCGAGTTTCATCGCGGCGAGTTCCTGTTGCGCGGCCTGCAGGTTGGCGTTTTCGGCCAGCAGGTCAGCCATTGATCGGTACGTCATGGTCATCCTCCTTAGTCGATGTAAAGTGATTCGCGGTAATCGCGCTCGGCCTCGTATCGTTCCTGCGCTTTCCACTCGCGGTTTACCGTGTCGGCGTGTTCCTCAAACTCGTCAGCAAGTTTGTCATCCCACACGGCGACGGGCGACGGCAGGTTGTGCCATGTGCCATCGTCGAGGGCGATAGCGACGATGCGCTGGTCGTGGCACTCGCCTTCCGACACACCGGCCTCGACCATGCAGGTCAAGCCGTCAGCGAAGTCGTATTCAAGGGTGTAGGTGGACATATCTGTTGCTCCTGAAAAGGCGGGGTGGCAGTCCCCCGCTGTGGTGGGTTAGGCGGCGGGGGGCTGCACTTCGATTCGGAAGCGGCGGTTTGCGTAGTAGCGCGTAGCGTCAGCAAGGGCCGCTTCGTGTTCGTCCTTCCTGCTGCTGACCTTGATAAACACGCAATACCCGTTCGGCTGCGTGACCGTGTAAAGACGGGTATCAAAAACGCAAATGCTGTAGTTGGCGCGGAAGTTCATGTCGTTGCTCCTATCTGTGGAGCCAGCACCGTGCTGGCATGGGGTTATCTTACCCGAGTCTTTACCCGTTGCAAGCGTTTTCTTTACCTACCGCATCCGAAACGGAATGATTGCCTTTTACCCGCGCCGGGGGTAAAGTCCGGGGGTTTACCTTACGGAGTACCTATGGATATCAAGCCTTTTTTCGACCTGTTGGGCAAGCAGTCCCGAGTAGCACGGGCGTTCGGCGTAACCGATGCTGCTGTGCTGAAATGGAAGCGTGACGGGCGCATCCCGGCGCATCGTGTAGAGCGCGGAGCGGCGATTCTGGCGGCTGCTGCGTTACCCGAGGGGTGCAGTCTGACCCCGCCTGAAACCGCTGTAGAAGCCTCTGGCGCGATCACGGCGACTGCTGTAGAGTGACCTCCACGGGGCGGCTCTGTCCGCGCTGACGCTCCATCCTCCCGCCAGCGGTGGCAAGACCACCCGGAGCCGCCCCACCTCCCCCCAGAAACGACAAAGCCCCACCGGGGCAGATGGGGCCTTGACGCCGAGGACTGGCCTCGGATACGCTATCAATGCAACTTGAGCGTGGAACGGACTTTACCGGACGATTTCGGACAAGTCAAGGCCGCGCCTGATGCTCGGGCGGTCTGGTCGGGGAAACAACGCACAGGCCCACCTTAAACCTACATCGGGGCAGCCAGCCTGTAGGTGCGCGGCGTATCGTCGGGAAGCGCAAATGGCAGCCGATGGGACGAACATCTGCCAAAAGTAGCCGACAGCGGATGGCTCCGTCAGTCATCTTTCCGCACGATTCGCTGTAGGCAGATTCCGTCTACACCGTGCGGACTCACCATCAGTCATCAGGGTTTAAGACACTAGACAATCCTGAAATCTAGGGTAAAGTCATGGTGAGGAGGACACCATGAACGAACTTGACGAGCAGGCATGGGAACGGTGGGTAGCCTTTCGCAAGGCAATACGCAAACCGATTAAACCCGCAAGCGAACAAACGATGAAACTCAAACTGTCGCGCTACGGCGCAGAACAGGGCGAGGTGGTAGACCAGTCCATCAGCAACCAATGGCAAGGGCTGTTTGACCTAAAGAAAGCCGCGCCTCGACCGGGCGAGAAGGTTGAGAAAACCGACAAACAACGCGCCGCCGATGTTGCCCGCCACGCTGAACAAGACGAATGGGCTGCAAAGGCATGGGGGAAACAGGAACCGACCCCGCTGCACCGGCTGAAACTGTGCGATGCGTACCTTGCGCGGTTGACGATGCGTGAAGCGGATAAAGACGCATGGGATCGGCTGCGCGATGCTGCAGCGGCTGCCATCCGTGACGCTGACCCTAAAGACGTGCTGAACGACCCGCATTTGGTGGGGATGGTGCGGCACTTGTTCGGGGAGCGTGGCTTGGGGAGGCTGCGGAACCGATGAAGATACGAGGCCGGTATTACAACCCCACGTTAACCGAACCACAGTATCGTGAGGCGTTAGCAATCGCCGCTCGACAACGCGCCATTCCGACCAACAAAGAATTATGCCGGAAGCACGATGTACCGCTGTGGTGGACTGTGCATCAAGCCGGATACCGCGCTGCGGCTAAACACAAGGCGTTTTGGGCAGACTACAGCGCCGCACGGATAGCGCGTAAAGAATGGCTCGGGCTGCTAGAGCAACGCGCAAAGGCGTGGAACGTCAAGGCGCACATCATTTCCAAAGCGATATCGCACGGCATCAAAACTTACGACAGGGCATCATGCGCGGCTTCAACTTCCAATCAGACCTGAACGCGGACAACGACCTCCCGCCAAACCCTTACCGGGCGCTGTGGGCTGCGGTACTCTGGCAGGCCATCACCGACTGCACCAAGACAGGCCGTGAAGATGGGTGGCAGGCGATGCGGTGGATAAACAGCACGGAGGGCGGCATCGGGTCGATGCAATGGATATGCGATATGATCGGCCTTGACCATGCGCGGCTGCAGATGCGGTGCCAGACACGCGAGGGGCGAAAGGCTATAATCGGCGCAAGGAAGAAGGGCGGGTTTCAACCACGATGCGTTATGCCATGCGACGAGATATGAATGACGGAGCCGTAGCCGATGCGGTAAAGGCTGCGGGGTTCGATGTATGGGACTTTGCCCGTGCGGGTCACTCCATCCCCGACAAGTTGGCGGTCAAGCCGCTGCCGTGCGGTAAACCATTTGTGTGCTGGCTTGAAATCAAACACGCTAACGGCAAGTTGAGCGATAAGCAGGCGGCATTTCGCTCAGTCTGGGAACCGCGCGGCGAGTGGATAGAGGCACGCGATCCCGAGGCGACGGTGAGGCAGTTGCGGGAACTTTACCAGTTGGCGATTCGCCCCGAATACGCACTTTGATACACTACACCCCATGAACCACAAGCCCGCCGCTACTTTCGTCGCCACTTTGCTGCATAGCGCAACGGTCGCGCATCTGATGCACTTGCAGACGAAATCCTACGCAACCCATGTGGCGCTCGGTGACTACTACGACGCCATCGTGGGACTGGTGGACAAGTACGCGGAAGCCTATCAAGGCTGTTACGCCATCATTGACGAGTACCCGGCCACTTTCCCGGTGGCAAAGGAACCGAAAGGCTACTTCAAACGTCTTTACGAGTTCGTAGACGCGGCCCGTAAGACGCTGCCGAAGGAATCGCACCTCGACAACATCGCGGACGAAATCAGCGAACTGATCGACTCGACGCGGTATAAACTCAACAACTTGTCGTAACGCCGAAAGTAAAGCCTATGGCTAACGGAGAGCGTTTTAAAAACGGTGGCAAACCCGGCCCCGGTAGGCCAAAGGGGTTGCCCAACAAGGCCACAGCCGCCGCACGGGAGGCCATAGCGCGATTCGTGGACGGGAATGCCGACCGGCTGCAGGGGTGGTTAGACGAGATACACGCCGAGAAGGGCGCACAAGCCGCTTTCGATTGCTTCACCTCGTTGGTTGAATACCATGTACCGAAACTTGCCCGCACGGAATTGACGGGCAAGGACGGCGAATCGCTAGTGGTTGAGATCACGCGCCTTGCGAATCCGCCTCCCCAATAACTGGACGCCGCGCCCGTATCAGATGGATGCGTGGGCGTACCTAGAAAACGGGGGCCGACACGCAGAATTGATATGGCATCGTCGCAGCGGTAAAGACGATATCGCGCTGCACCGGAGCGCGTGTGCCGCCTTCGAGCGCGTGGGCAATTACTGGCACATGCTTCCCGAGTACGCGCAAGCCCGCAAAGCGATTTGGGAAGCGGTAAACCCGCACACCGGACGGCAGCGCATTGACGAGGCTTTCCCGATGGAGATTCGGGAAGTCACGCGCAATGACGAAATGTTTATCCGATTTAAGAACGGCTCGACTTGGCAAGTGGTCGGCAGCGATTCGTATAACCGGCTTGTCGGCTCAACGCCTATCGGCGTGGTTTACTCCGAATGGGCAATCACTAACCCTGCGGCAAGGGCATATCTGCGCCCCATCTTCAAAGAGAACAACGGGTGGCAAATCTTTATCACCACTCCGCGAGGCCACAACCACGCTTATAAAAGTTTTTACTCTGCAAGGGCAACGCCGGGAACATTTACTCAAATCCTTACCGCTGCGGATACCAGAATCCTTACCCGCGATCAGTTAGAAGAAGAACGACGGGCCTACATTGGGGAAAACGGCGAGGACGAAGGCGAGGCAATCTTTCAGCAGGAATACTTCTGCTCTTGGGATGCCGCAATCCTCGGTGCGTATTACGGTAAGGAAATGCGAAAGGCTGACGAGCAGGGGCGTATTGGGCCTGTGCAATGGGACGAGCATCTAAAGGTCTATACCGCATGGGACTTGGGCTACAAAGACGATACCGCCATCTGGTTTTACCAAGTGCTGCGCGGCGAGGTGCGCGTCATCGACTTTTACTCGGTCAGCGGCGCAAGCATTGAGCAGATAGCGGACGCCGTGAAGGTAAAGCCCTACCGTTACGCTAAACACTACCTTCCCCACGATGCCCGTGCAAAAACACTAGCGGCGGCTGGCAAAAGCATCATCGAACAACTGGCATCGCATCTGGGCTTTGCGAACCTTGCCGTGGTGCCTGAACTGTCCGTGCAGGACGGCATTCAAGCGGTGCGTCAGGTCTTGCCGCGCTGTTGGTTCAACGAGGACGGGTGCAGGGACGGCATCGAAGCCCTGCGCCAGTATCAGCGCGAGTACGACGAGGACAAGAAAGCGTTTAGGCAGACGCCGCGCCACGATTGGGCTTCGCATCCGGCTGACGCTTTTCGTATGCTAGCATTGGCATACAGAGAGGACGCGCCGACAACGGAGCGCCCTGCGGAACCTCGGCCGTTGATGGTCGGGCCAACCAACACCGCTACGCTTAACGATATGTGGGCGACGGCGCAGACGAGTCGGAGAACACGGATATGAGTACGGCTGATCCCTACCGCTTCCAGTATGAAACGGTCGCGGCCTCGCAGACTAACCAAGTCCTCGGCGGCACGGGTGCAATCGGTGATTACCTGCACCGCGTTATCGTTGTTGTGAACACCGCTGCGACCTCGACGGTTACGATTCTCGACAACGCAATCACGGTCTTTACGATGCCCGCCAACACCTCGGTTGGCGTGTATAGCCTAGAGGTGAACGCTGTTAGCGCATCGGGTTCGTGGCGCGTAACCACGGGCGCGGGCGTGACTGTCGCCGCTGTGGGCATCTTCTCGGCTTGATAACCCGCGAGGGGCAATATGGAACCTGAAACCAGCCCCGTGCAAAAGTGGCTCGGCGTCATCGCGTCGTATGACTCCGAGTTTGGCAAGTGGGAAGCGCGGGCGAAGAAGATTCTAAAGCGTTACCGCGATGACACTCGCGGGCAGACGAACAACGAAACCGCCAAGTTCAACATCCTTTGGTCGAACGTCCAGACGCTTGTGCCTGCGGTGTTCGCCCGGTTGCCGAAGGCCGATGTATCGCGGCGGTTTGGCGACAACGATCCGGTGGGGCGTGTAGCGGCTACGCTTGTCGAGCGGGCGCTAGACTTTGAGATTGAGCATTACCCTGATTTCCGTTCTGCCATGCGGTATGCGGTCGAGGACAGGTTCCTCCCCGGTCGCGGCATCGCATGGGTGCGGTACGAGCCGCACGTTACGCGCATCGGCGTAGGCGATGAAGGGCTGCAGGCGACCGAGGACGTCGAGGGCGCGGACTTGGAGCGCATCGAATACGAGTGCGCCCCTGCTGATTACGTCCATTGGAAGGATTTTGGACACTCTACGGCGCGGACGTGGGAGGAGGTGACCTGCGTATGGCGGTGGGTCTACATGACCCATGAAGCCCTCGTAGAGCGTTTTGGCGAGGATAAGGCAAAGGTCATCCCGCTTGACTCTGGCCCGGAGCCGCTTAACGCCTACAACGAGCGCAAGCGGGTAAACAACCGCGCCAAGATATGCGAACTGTGGGACAAGACCACCAAGCGCGCGTTCTGGTTCTGCAAGGGCTACCCGCAGATTATTGACGAGCGCGAAGACCCGCTAGGGTTGGAAAACTTCTTCCCCTGCCCCCGCCCGCTGTACGCCACCACGACGAGCGACACGCTTGTGCCGGTGCCGGACTTCACGCTTTACCAAGACCAAGCCGCCGAGTTGGATATCCTGTCTGACCGCATCGACGGACTGGTTAAGGCGCTGCGCGTTCGCGGTGTGTATGACGCATCCCAACCGGCTTTGCAGCGATTGCTGACCGAGGGCGAGAACAATGCGCTTATCCCGGTCGACAAGTGGATGGCGTTTAGCGAGAAGGGCGGGCTGAAGGGGTCGGTTGACCTGCTGCCCATTGATCAGATTGCCGGTGCGCTGATTCAATGCTATTCGGCGCGTGAGCAAATCAAGGGTCAGATTTACGAGATTACGGGTATCTCGGACATCATCCGGGGCCAGACTGCGGCGAGTGAGACAGCGACGGCGCAGCAGATTAAGGGGCAGTACGCCTCGCTCCGCTTGCGGTCGATGCAAGAGGATGTGGCGCTTTTTGCAACGGAACTGCTGCGGTTGAAGGCGCAGATTATCTGCACCAAGTTTCAGCCGCAGACCATCCTCGCGTATGCCGCTGCCGAGCAGATGAGCGATGCGGATAAGGCTGTCATCCCGCAGGCGCTAGAGTTGTTGCAGGACAGCCCGCTGCGTAACTTCCGCATTGATGTGGCTGCGGATAGCCTCGTGCAGATTGACGAAGCGCAGATGAAGCAAGACCGCATGGAATTCTTGCAGGCGTTCGGCGGGTTCATGCAGCAGGCGTTGCCGGTTGCCGTTGCCCGTCCTGAGATGGCTCCGATAATGTCTGAACTGATGAAGTTCGGCGTTCAGGCGTTCAAGCAGGCGCGTCCGCTAGAGGGTGCCATTGAGCAGGCGATGGAGCAGATGAAGGCAACGCAGGGCCAGCCCTCGCCTGAACAGCAGGCCGCAGAGGGTCAAGCGCAGGTCGAGCAGCAAAAAGCGCAAGTTCAGATTCAGTTGGAACAGGCGAAGATGCAGGCCGCGCAGCAGGTTGAAAGCGCCAAGTTGCAGATGGAGCAGCAGCGTATCGCCGCTGAACAGCAGGCCGAGGCGCAACGGATGCAGTTTGAGGCGCAGTTGAAGGCGCAGGAAATGCAGAACAAGACCGAGTTGGAGAAGTGGAAAGCCAATCTCGACGCGCAGACGAAAATCCTCGTGGCGCGTATCTCTGCCAACCCCGGTGTTGACCTTCCCAACATTGAGGCGCAAGCCTCGCAGACGCAAGCGATGGCACAGACGGTCAACAACGACTTGCGGCAGGCGATGGAGGGTTTGCAGCAGATGCAGGCGCAGCAGGCGCAGCAATACGCCGAGACTTTGGCTTACCTGCAAACGGCTATGCAGGCGATGTACGCACCCAAGCGCATCGTTCGCGGCGCTGACGGTAGAGCAGCGGGCGTTGAGATTGTGCGCGATCAACAGGCGATAAATTGAGGTAAACATGGCTACTTACAACAAGTTTAATGCGTGGGCTGAAAACATGCCGGAAGGCGCCAACCTCGGCACCGACCAGTTTGTGATTGCCCTCTCCAACACCGCGCCGGTTGCGACTAACAGCGTGTTGGCCGATATCACGCAGATTTCGTATACCAATTTGTCCTCGCGCAACGTCACGACAACGAGCGCATCGCAGACAAGCGGCACCTTTACGCTTGTCCTTGCCGACTTGGTGATGACGGCATCGGGCGCTGTCGGCCCGTTCCGCTATGTCGTGCTGTTCGATGACACCGTGGCGGGTGACCCGCTTGTGGGCTGGTGGGACTACGGCTCGTCAATCACGATGGCAAGCGGTGAAACCTTTACGGTGGACTTCACCGGCGCTGCGATCACGTTGAGTTAATCGTGATTCTCCTTACCTCCACCTCCGACCTCATCCGGCTCACGACGAGTGACGCGGGTGCGGTTCATGTGCAGGCGTCGTATGTAGACCTGTCTGGGTCTACGGTCACGCCGGGGCGCACGAATACCGTCATCTCGACGGCTACGACCACAACGGTGGTGGCGTCTCCGGCATCCTCGACGCAGCGCAACCTCAAGTCGCTGATCGTGTTCAACGATTCCGCGACCGCTGCGAACAAGGTCACGGTGTTCCACACGGACGGCACTACGGCGGTGGACCTGTATCAGGTCTCGCTCCCGGCGCAGACGGGTGTGGTCTACACCGATGGTCAGGGCTGGACGCTGTACGGCAACACGCGACCGACCAACACGCAGACCTTCAGCGCCAACGGCAACTGGAACAAGCCCACGGCCTTCACGCCGAAGGTGGTTCTGGTGCGTGCGTGGGGCGCGGGCGGTGGTGGCGGTGGCGGTGGAAGCCTGTCCACGGCTGTCGTCACGAAGGGCGGTGCAGGCGCGGGCGGTGCGTGTCGCGTGGAGGCCATCTTTACGGCTGACGCGCTGACCAATACGGTGAGCGTGACCATCGGCGCGGGTGGCTCTGCGGGCGCTGCGGGCGCGGCTGGCGCTGCGGGTGGCGATGGCGGCATTGGCGGCAACACGACCTTCGGCTCGTACCTCACGGCCTACGGCGGTGGCGGTGGCGCGGGCGGACAGATTTCCGCTTCGGCGACGGGCGGCGGTGGTGGTGGTGGGTGCCATGCTGCGGGCGGTTCCGGCTCAGGTTCAACCGCTGGCACGGGTGGAGTTCCGACAAGTACAGGTCCGGGCATCGCCGGTCAAGGAATCACCGGCACCAATGCCTCCTCGACCACGCATTACGGTTGGGAAGGTGGCGGTGGTGGCGGTGGTTCTACGAGCACACCGGCTGGCCTCGCGGGCGGCGGCTCCGTGTGGGGCGGCGGTGGTGGTGGGTCTGGCGGGCATCGAAGCGCAACGCCTGCGGTCGTGGTGGCAACGGCTGGTGGTGCCAACGGTTCTGCTTTAGGCGGCGGCGGCGCGGCAGGCACGGGCGGCGCGACTCCCACGGCGGGCAGTCCCGGCTCGGCTACCAACGGCGTTGCAGGCGGTCAAGGCGGCGGTGGTGGCGGTTCCACGGTCACGGCCTCAACGAATGGTGCTGCGGGCGGCGCGGGTGGTCTTGGCGGCGGCGGTGGCGGCGGCGGTGGCGCGGGCAACAATCCCGGCACGGGCGGCGCTGGTGGCGTCGGTGGCGACGGGTATTGCATCGTAATGGCGTGGTGACGCCGTGATTCTGCTCACCTCGACTTCGGACAAGGTGCGGGTAGTCACGGGATCGGCGGGGACGATTTCCGTCCATGCGTCATTCGTTGACCTCTCCGGTACTACGGTCACGCCTGCCCGCACGAATACGAGCATCACGACTGCGACCACGACCGATGTGGTTGCATCGCCCGCGTCCTCTACGCAGCGCACGGTCAAGGTGCTGTCCGTGTTCAACGATGGCGCAAGCCAGACCGTGACGGTGCAGCACACGGACGGCACGACCACGGTTGACCTGTGGGCGGGTACGCTCGCCGCGCAGTCCGGCATCG